ACTCTTGATCTATCTTAGCTTGTCTAGCTTTTTTGTCTTTAGCTGTTTTCTGTTCACTTTTGACTACTTTTACTTCCTCAGCTTGAGTTGTCTTAGGTTTAACTAAAAACCCGTCGTCTTCCATCTGTTTTAAAATAGCTTTAACTTGTTTTATATTATATTTAGACTCTAAAGGATTATCACCGAGTCTTGAAATAAACTCTTCTAATTCTGCTTGACTAATATCAGTTTTATTTAATAACTTATACTGTGCATTAGCAGTTTCAACTAATTTATTAGATCTACGTATAATAGCTGCATATTCTTTAGCCGCTGCCTTTAGCTTGGGGAGAGTCGATAGATCTCGACCCTTAAAAAATTTTTCGCCAGCGTCCCCTATATTATCTCTCCAGAAATTAGACTTAACTGTATGTACATCAAAGGCTAAATATTTTAGATTTTTAGGATCATGTCCTAATCCAAACACACCTTCATTAACTACAATTTTAGCAATCTCAGGCCAGTATTTAACAGGTTGACCATCAAAAAAACCTAACGAAGCTACTAACTGTGCTACGTGGTCAAGTTGAGGAGTTTGAGTTTGTGTAACACCTTTCATTTCTTCTGCAAAAAACGGAAAAACGGCTGATTTAGTTTTTTCAAAATCATTATAAGTTGTAAACACACTTTCAACGGCTCCAGCAGAATCTCTACCTATGTTATTATATTTACTTATAAATAATTTAGATTCGTTATCAGTTATGCCAAGTTTAGCAAGTGCTTTTTTATTTGCTTCTGGCAAGTTAGCAAAGACATCTTCTCCAAATAAAAATCTTTCACTTGATCTACCTGTTATATCTGCACTACCTTTAGGTTGTAAATTATTTTCTGGATCTATACTCTTAAGTAACCGCATTTTTAACCCAGCTCGCTGACGCATCAAGTCATCTGTAGCTCCAGTAGGATCAAATTTTGTAGGTGTTTTCTTAAGTTTAGATAACTTAGTTAGACCTCCGCCAACACCTCCACCGATACCGATAGTCATGCCAGCTTCTAGTGGATTTAAAAAGCGTTGCTCGTCGATTCCTACACGTGTTTGTTCACCGACTAGACCTGTAAGACCTCCACCAACTAATCCACGTTGTACTGAGCCAGCTTCACCAACAACTTTAGCTACACCTTTGCTAGCTCCAATATTCATAAATGGTATCGCACCCATTCCGCCAGAAGCTATAACTTCGCCCCAGTTAATTTCGTCATTACCATAAAGGTGCTTTTGTACTAAATAATTAGTATAAGCACCCTGACCAAAGTTAATAGCACCATAAGCAAGAGCACTTAAACCACCAGTTTTAGCTAGAGTTACAGGGTTAAGTAAAGCGGCTGTAGCAAAATCTGTAGCAATACCACCGCCTACTTCAGTACCGATACCAAGAAGGCGATTCTTTAGTTCAACCTTTTCGTCTTCCATTAGAAAGTACCATTTGTGTATGTTCTATCTAGCTTAGACTCATTGTTTTGTATCTGTAGCTGTTGATAAAAGTTTGCCTGTACAGCTCTATCTTCCATTTCTTGTGATATCTCACCACCTTCAGCAGTATCACCTAAATTAAATTCTGTGTCTTTTGGTGACTTGTTTGGTGTTTTCTTTATAATTGATAGTTCGTTTGAACTTATCTTGTCGTTAAAGTATAAGTCGCCAACCTTATAGTCGTATACTTTAGCATGTTGATCTTCGCCTTGAGTATACTTTTGTTTAAGTCCAAACTTACCTTTCTGTATATAAGGTAGAACTTCTTTAGTTATTACACCACCTTCTAATGAAAGAATCTCTGCTCTAATGTTGTTAATTCTTTCTGTTAAATTTTGATACTCTCTATTAACAGAAGCTGTAGCCGTAGCTCTTGATTTTCTAGGTCCGTCGTCTCTTTGGCTAATAAGTAGTTCATACCGTTGACTCATACTATCACGTTCGTTAAGTCTTAGTTCAAGCTTTTTCTTTAGCCGTTCTAAAATTCTTTTGTTTTTAGCTAGTGACGTTTTGGATCTATCTTGTTTTTTTCTTCCTGTAGTACTCATCTTATGTGTGATAAAATTGTATGTTCTCTGTCTGTAATGCCGAATGTCGACCTCATCCAGTCAAGCCAGTTTTTACTACCCTTTTCCTGATTACATCGTCGACATGAGGGTACAACATTCGACGCAATATCTCTGCCCCCTTTGCATTTCGGGCGTACATGGTCGATAGTAAGTTGTTGTAATTCATAAGTTCCTCCACAATAAACGCATTGACAATTAAAGTGCTCCTTAATAGCTCTTCTCCAGAGCCTTTTAGATTCTGAACTCGTCATGGTTATTAGGTTGTGTAAATAGTAATCAGGGTTAGGTAGTAATGGGGTCATGCTTTTTTAGTTCTGCTTTTTCTGTTAACTTTTGCTGAGCACGTCTTTCCTTTAGTAGTGCTACCTTTTGCGTGGCAAGAGTCTTTACCGTCTCTGTTACCGTAAGTGCCAAGTTTTCTATTAAGTTTGTTTGCATTAACTCGTATTGCTAGACCTTTAGTTGTTTTGTTGTATTTTTTTTGCTGGGTAAGACGTTTCTTCCTAGCTTTGGGGTTTTTCTTGTAGTATTCAGACGTTTTTGCCATATACTTTCCTCTTAACAAGTGCAGGGTCAACAGTAGGTAGAAGTTTGTTTAGCTTATCTAAAGGACTTCCATCAAAGGCTACACCTGTTATATCATTAGTTTTTAGCCAATCACAAGCTGCTTTTAAATCTTGTGTAGTAGCTTCTCCGCTTTTTATTCTGTGTAGAAAGTCCTGTGTAACGAGATAATGTAACTCGTTAAAACTCTCTTCACTCGCTTTTCTGGGTAGTTTCTTTAGTTCTTCCATTGTTTTCTACGTAGTTTATGTTCAAAACAAATCTTAGTTTTTTATCTGTACACCATACACCAGCATGCTGTAGGTGTCCGGGAAATATGACTGCACGGTTAGGCTCAGATTGTACAAACTCACCACTCTCCTTAAATTTAGTACCACCATTATTTCTGTTTAAATACAGGATACATGTCTTAGTTTCGTGGTCATGTGGATGTGTGTCAAGATCATTGTGCCATTTACCCACAAAATTTTCAGATGCAGTAAATGTGCAGTTTGCTCTTATTAATAGCATCTTCCAGCAATTTAACTTCTCATATAGAACTTCAAATTCTGGTCTTTGATGATGGTATATATCATTTATTAATTCAGAATTATGTGCCCTTTCATAAATTTTCAGTGCAAATAAAGATTCATGGAACTTGATTTCTGGGTCAAGATTCATAGGATTATCTCTTTCACCATACCAAACAATACTACCGTCTGATTCATGGTCAAAAGTAGTATAGTCACAACACCTATAAGAATCATAAGTCATTATGAGATAAGCTAGAGGTCTAAATATGCCTTCTGGTAAAAAGTGATCTATAACTTTGATGGGTGAGTCTGTCATTTTATACGTCTAAGTTCTTTTTAACTAATTTTACTAAGCTGTCATCTACTGTATTATCTGTAGATTTAGCGTATGCTTCTAATAGGTTAACTATCAGTTCTTTAACTGCTTGAGTCTTTATAAAAGCAAATAGAATTGGTTTAATTATTGCAATCATTTTTTCTCCTCCTTCTTAGCTTTAGTTGCTTTTTTCTTGGCTGCTTCAGCTTTCGCTTTAGCTTCTCTTTCCCATTGTAGTGTTAGTGTGCTCATTTAAAATAATCCAAATTTCTTTTTAGGTTTAGGTGGCTTGACTTTAACGATAGGTACAATATCCTGACACATCTTAGCATTAGGTGTGTTAGGTCTATACATAAAACCTTTCTTCATTAAGTCCGCACATTTATGTGCCCGAGTAATTTCATACTCAAGCTTCATCTTCTCTTCATATCTCTTTGCCATTTCTTTACACTGCTTATATCCTGTCTTATCTAGAGGAACCATAAAGTTAAGCTGGAATCCCCAGTTCTCTGCTAGGGTGTAGCTAGTAGGGTGCATAAATTCATCTAATGGTTTGCTGTGATTGCCCATATAAAACGGACTAAACGTCATAGTAGATCCATTACATTGTATGTTAGGACCATATATCTGACGTGACGATGCACCATTATTCTGAAACTGTACAGCTTGGTTAGTTACGTTACCAGTAGCAGCAGCTACAGGATTGCTGACATTTGTATCTTCAGCAAATACAGGTGTACTTATTGTGCAAAGATAGAGTAAGAGTTTGTAGTAGAATCTGTTTCTATAGTTCTGTCTATTGTTATCGTTTCGATTACGCCTGCGTCTCTGGTGGTGATCTGTAGATCCCACTCGGTTGCGTTGTTTATTACTGAATAAGTTGTACCGTCTGCACCAATCGCAGCACTTGGTGAAACATTTGTTCCAGACCAAGTTTTTACTTCTGCTCCTTCTACTTCGTGTACTATCTCTTCTGTTATAGTTTGAGTTGTAGTTGTCGTTGACTGCATACTGCCTGTTGTAAACTGAGGCGTCACAGTGTTTGCTCTTGCAGCTGCGGGTGACAACAGGGCTAAGAGTAGTATCCATCTTTTCATGTCTTTGTAGTGGGTTGTTGTTTCTTCA